GAAATGGAGACACCAGTTGTCGAAGAGCCAAAGGCTCTCGCCGACGAAGTCGCCAAGGCCGTCAAGTTGGAACTCTCCAACAAGGCAGCCGCTCACCCAATCACAACTCGAAAGGAAATCAAAGTGCAAGGAAAAATTTACTCAAAACTTAAGAACTTCAACAGCCAAGACGAAGCATTCGCCTTCGGCTCTTGGGCGTTCGCATGCATGGGCTACAAGAAGTCTGCGCAATGGTGCGCCGACAACGGCATCATCACCAAGATCGCAAACATCGAAGGCAACAATTCAGCAGGCGGTTTCATCGTTCCAGAGACCATGGAGAACACGATCATCACGCTTCGAGAAAAATTCGGAGTCATCCGAAACCATGCTCGAGTTGTGCCGATGACAAGCGACATCCATCGCATGCCAAGACGATCGACAAATCTGACTGCAGCGTTCGTTGGCGAAGCCAGTACAGGGACTCAAAGCAATGAGACATTTGATCAGATCAATCTTGTCGCAAAGAAGTCAATGGTCCTTACGAGATTCAGCACTGAACTCTCTGAAGATGCCGTGATCAACTTTGCCGATGACTTGGCTGGAGAAATGGCTTTTGCACAGGCGAAACTTGAAGATCAGTCTGCATTCATCGGCGACTCAACCTCGACCTATGGTGGCATCACAGGACTTGCAACTGCAGTCGGATCTGCAGGCGTTACAAGTGTCGCAAGCACAACTGCCATCGCAATCACGCTTCAGGAAGTCATGTCAGCATTCGCAAAATTGCCACAGTACGCAGACAACACAAACACAAAGATTTTCTGCAACAAGTCAATCTGGAATGCTTTGTTCTTGCGCATTGCTTATGTGTCAGGTGGAAACAATGCGGTCGACTTGTTGACTGGCTCTGGTCAACTTACTTTCGCAGGATATCCAGTTGTTCTCACGCAAGCCATGAACGGCTTGCAAACAACTGGACAAATCATGTGCCATTTCGGGGACATGTCGCAGGCAGTTTACTTCGGATCTAGGCGTGATTCTACGGCAATCGACTTCTCGAATTCCGCATTGTCGGCGTTCGAGCAGGACATGCTTGTCTATCGTGCTACGACTCGTTGGGATCTTGTTTGCGCAAATGTTGGTGATACAACGAACGCAGGTTCAATGATCACTCTCAAGACCGGTTAATCCACACACAAAAGAAAGAAGGAAAATACTATGGCTATGAATTTACAAGGTCTCAAATCAGTTGTCGCACTCGGTCCGATTTCGTTCTCGGCTGCAGGCACAGCGATCTCCGCAAGCATCGATACGAAGGCGTACGAAGAGTTGCAGTTGGTTGTCACAAAGACAACCCACAGCAATGACTACATCACGGTCTTGAACATTCAGCAATCGGATGACACAGTCCTCACCAACTTCGCAGCCGTGACTGGCTATGTTGCTGGAACAGACTGGACTTTGGCATCGTTGACTGGTGGCACAAACGCAGCAACTGAAAAGGCTGCAGGCGTGTTCAACATCGACCTCCGTGGCAAGAAGCGGTACTTCCGTGTTCTCGTCACGAACGGTGGTGTCACAGGAGTCGTCGGCATCACAGGCACGCTCGCTCGAGGCGAGCAAGCACCGATCACCGCAACGAACCAGAATGCTGGCGTTGTTGTGAATCCGTCCTGATACGGTTTCAAGTTTCAATCCCCAACGGCTCGGAGTCGAAAGATTCCGAGCCGTTGTCTTTTGTCGTGGTATGTTGAGTCGCATGAAACTAGACCTAGGATGCGGACAAACTCGGATCGAAGGCTATACACCGTGGGACTGGTCCACGAATAACGATGTCTCATTTCTCCCGTTCGCAGATGGATCGATTGAGGAGATCCGTGCGAGCCATGTACTTGAACACATCGAGCGTCCGTACTTGCTCGAAGTTGTGCAGCACTGGGTTGACAAATTGCAACCAGGTGGAATCTTGCGCATTGCAGTTCCTGACTTTGACGAGATCATTCGCCGTGCGCAACTTGACCGTGATCAGGAAGACCAAACTGGCAAGCCTTTCCCGTGGGAGGCGTACATCATGGGCGGACAGATCGACACATTCGATCAGCATCACACTTTGTGGAACGATCCAAAGTTGCGCATGCTTTTCAATCAGGTCGGCATCACGGAAATCATGCCGTGGAAAAACACAGAGCCGATCGACTGCAGCGACTTGCCGATCTCGCTGAACCTTGCAGGTCGCAAGCCGCTTGCAGTTGGTGCGGTAACGCAGCCGCCAAAGTATCTCGACATTAAAGGCGTGATGACGATGCCAAGGCTCACATGGACTGACACGATGTTCTGCTGCCAAAAAATTACTAGCGCACTCGGCATCACGATCACGAACTCATCAGGCGTGTTCTACGGTCAAGGCATGCAGCGCATCCTCTCGATGCTCGCACAGGAGACCGACATCAAGTGGGCTCTGACTATAGATTACGACAGTTTATTTGACTGGCAGGACATTGTCGCCATGCGTGAGATCGCAGAGCGGGACGGTCTCGATGCGCTCGCTCCGCTGCAGTCAGGTCGTGAGCGACTCGCTCCGCTTTGCGTTGCCTCGACCAACTGGATTCCTCGCAAACTCAACACGCACGACCTGCAGCAGGACTGGTTCGAGGTTTCGTCGATGCACTTTGGCTGCACCTTGATTCGCATGGACTCGCTGCGCAAGTTGCCCAAGCCTTGGTTCTGCTCGATGCCAAACGACGAGGGCGACTGGAGCGGCGACAAGATCGACGACGACATTTGGTTTTGGAAACAAACGCAGAAGGCGAACTGGAAGATAGGCGTGACACCTAAAGTTTCGATCGGTCACATCGAGACGGTCGCAACATGGCCTGGACCGAAGTTGCAGTCGCTGCACCAGTCGACGCACAACTATCTGCGATCAGGCAAGCCGTGGTATGTCAAGAGTCGTGAGGGATGGCGTAACGGACCGCAGGATCAACCGCCCGAAATTGCACCGCCTGCATAGGATCAATTATGGCAGTAGGACAATACGCACTCACGACACTCATAGGACTGAAAGCGCACCTCGGGATCACGGTCAGCACATACGACACGATCCTTGAGCAGTACATTGATCACGCAACGGCGAAGATCGAAAGGTGGATCGGTCGGCAGATCAAACTGCGCAACTACTTTGAGTGGTATGGCGGAAACGATGTCCGCAGCGTGCGAGTCAAGCAGTATCCGATCAACAATGTTGTCGGCGTGTACACAGGACTTGCCGCAGCGATGACGATCACATCGACAACTGCAAGCGATGTGCGGCTGACGATCTCGATCAACACTGACCCGCTCGGCACGGTTGCAAACGGCGTGCTCGCACCTGGTGTAACCCTATCACGAACGACAAGCGCAGGAGTTCCAAGCACAAACACCTTGGAGTTTTCAAGTTATCCCACAACGACCCTGCTTGCCGCTGCGATCAACGGCATCACGGGCTTCAGCGCAACAGTCACGACTGCGATGCGCTGCGCACAACTGCATCCTCGAGCCGGTGGCGATGTCAAACAATCTTCAGTTGTTCTCACAGGTGTCAATGTCTCGAGCGAGTTTGTCTACGACTCCTACCTCGGCATTGTCACGATCCGTCAGGACGCATTCCCGACGATGGCATCCTACAGCGCACGATTTCCTAGTGGGCTGCAGTCGACGCTGATCGAGTACTCCGCAGGCTATACAACCGTGCCTGACGACATCCACCAAGCGTGCTTGGTCATTGCAGGCACGATGTACTTGAGCCGCAAGTCTGACACATCGCTGCAGAGCGAGTCGCTCGGCGACTACTCGTACTCGATGGCGAGTGCGGATTCGTCACGGGCGATGATGGAAGACATGCTCGGGAGTTGGAAAGAAATTCGATGAGCGTTGACGGTCTGATTGCTCAATTCGGGCAGAGCCTGACGATCTACGGACGAACTGAAAGCGTCGACGCAGGTGGCGCATATACAAGGGTGTATGCAGCAGCCGTGCCTGCAGTAGTTGTCACGGTCTACTTGCAGCCGCAAACGCCGAATGAGTCGATGCTGAACGGTTCGATCCGAGCATCGACAGGTTTGACCGCATATGTTAATTCGGTCGACGGGACGAGTCTGGCAACTGGACAGCGGCTTGTGGGTGGCGATCCATCGATCATGTACGAGATCACGGGATTCCGCCGACCCGATATGCGAAGCGGTCCTGACTCGATGGCATATTTCATCCTTGCGCTAACAGCGGTCGAGGGTCAAGAATGAGCGCATCCCACAACTTTTCTGCTGCTGACATCATCTCGGCAAACATTGAGGGCATTCAGCGAGGCCTCAATGTTGCAATGACCGCACTGCAAAAGGAAATGCGACTGACATTGAACAAGAAAGGCACGGGCGTTGGATATCGTGGTGGCAAGAAGGGCAAAGGATATTTTCGCAAACGGTCCGCACCATTTAGTCCGCCAGCGCAGGACACAAGCCATCTGATCAACTCGGTGCAAACATCCGTATTCAGAAATGAAACTGGTCGAGATTTCGTGTCCGTTTTTATGACAGGACTTGTGGCAGGCAAGGACAAAGATGCACGCATTCCACGGTGGCTTGAATACGGGACTCGCTATATGCACGAGCGACCGTTCGCTGCGCCAAGTATCAAAGTGGTCAAACCTAAAGTCGTTGGAATGATCGAACTGCAGATGGATAAGGCGATCAAGAGAATGCGAACTCGAGCAATGAAGGCGGCCCAATGAGCCAAGTGATCCTCACCACGATCTACAACAAGTTGACGGCAGTCATAACTGCAGGCACGGTGTCCAACCTCGTCGGCGGCAAGATCTACCAACTCGAAGGACCGCAAGGCACGGTCATGCCGCTCCTGGTGTATGCGATCAGCAACGAGGACACGACGACCTTCATGACCTCGGCAACGCAGTCCATGCACACGCTCGACTGCGCATTCACCTTTTACTTCAAGCCTGACTCGTCGGTTGTGACGGCGATGGCAGCCGAGGCCGCCTTGTTCCTGCTCCTACACAAGGCGAGCATGACACCTTCGGATGTATCGTACTCGACCATCGAATCGATCTGCACTTCTCGGGGAGTGCCTACGATCAATGTAGACTCGATCGTCATCGACACGACATACAGAATTTTCGCAACGAAACAATCCTAGGAGATAGCAATGGCTGGAATGAGCGGAGTCGGTGGAAACATCTCGATGGCAGGTTCGATCGGTGGAATCATCAAGTCGTGGACGGCTAATTTTACACGACCATCAACCGACATCACAGGATTTGGCAATGCCACGAGAAACCGTGCGGTCGGACTGATCGACATCACAGGCTCGATGAGCGGATTCTTGGACACAGGCACATCTCCTACGGTCGCATTTTCAGGCAACACCGCAGCCGTGCAGATCCTATTGAGCGCAGAAACAAACACGACCGCATCGAATGCGAATGCGATGATCTTCTCTGCAATCATGGACTCGATCAGCGTTGGAGTTGCGGTCGATGGCGAGGCAACTTTCTCGGCGAACTTTGGCATTGCAAGTACAGCAGCATCATTTGCAACAGCAGCAGTAATAAGTACATCAACCCCAAACACAAATTTTGCAGTTGTATATGTTTGGGCTTAATACAAAAACACCTTACTAGGAGATTCAAATGGCAGGAATGAGTGGAGTCGGCGGAAACATTGCAATGTCAGGATGCATCGGTGGAGTCATTAAGTCATGGACTGCAAACCTGACCAGACCATCGACGGACATCACAGGCTTTGGCAATGCAACCAGAAATCGTGCAGTTGGCATCATTGATCTGACAGGTTCAATGTCAGGATCGCTTGCAGACAATCTATCTCCCACGCTTGCATTCACAGGCAACACGGCAGCGGTTCAGCTCACTCTCGGATGCAGCGGACCAGGCACGACACTCAACTATTTGCAATTCGACGCAATCATCGATTCAATCAGCGTTGGAGTTGCGGTCGACGGCGAGGCAACCTTCAGCGCAAACTTCGGCATCGCCTCAACCGCCGCAGCGTTTACCTCGGCAGTCACAGTTTCGTGGTAAATTTGACGCATGAGCAGCGACATCTTTGGCATTGAGTCTCCTGACGATGTGAGGTGTGAGTTTGAGTACAAAGGCGTTGTCTATCCAAGATGGATTGGCAAGGGTGCACACATGTCTCGTGCTGAAATCCTAAAGATCGCAATGCTGTCGGCGAATATCTGCCCAACGAAAAGAGATGATGTCGTGCGTGTTACTATCAAAACACGAAAGGAACTCGCACGATGGAAACCAACAAACCAAAAGCCCGCCTGGTAGCAATCGGTCGTCACATGCTCTCGTGTCTCTCTGCAAACGACTACATCGAGATCGGAGAACGCAGATGGCACGCCTTGCACAACCGAGCGCAGGAGATGCTCGAGGACTCCCGTGCTGACTCGGCGCAGCGAG